AAAGGTGCATACCAAGTAATACCTAGAGGAGATGTAGAATGGATTGGCAAGTAGTAGACATATATTATTTAGTATTCCTAGGCTTCTGTATTCACATGGCGTGGATGTTTGGAAAACGAGAAGGAATATCAAGAACGCTTGATTTCATGAGAGAGCGTGGTGATATCGACTTTGAGGACTGAAAAATAATTCTTGACAAAGTGGTGTAATTTTGCTATAATAATATAGTGAGATTTAAAAATATTCACAAGAGATTGAGCGCAGTTGTAGGCACTGCCGTAAAAAAATCTACATATGTCTGGCACGAGTAGGAAACACAGATTTCCGAGGGTGTGGTTAGGAGTACCAGTTCCACCGCTGGTCGGGTTTGTCAGACATAGCAATTATAATAACAGCAGTATCGTAAGAACTGCACAGCGCGGACCGAAAGGACGCAAATAGGAGAAAACCAATGACTGGATTAACAGCATTAAACTTTAATGATTTCGACAAATTATTTGTCGGATTTGATCGCTTACACAATGAGCTAACAAGACGGAACGAAACTTCCCCTCTTACTAACTACCCTAGATACAACCTAGTGGCTATCGGAGAAGATGCATATCGCATCGAGATGGCGCTACCTGGCTGGAAGAAGGAAAACATTGATATCAAGCAACACAAGAATAAACTTACTGTCGAAAGTAATGAAAAACAAGAGTTAGATTCTGATGAGGAACGCTACATCCATAAAGGATTAAGTGGTAAAACCTTTAGTAGAATCTTTACGCTAGGCGATTGGGTAGAAGTATCTGACGCAGGTTTTAAAAATGGTTTATTAGTAATTAATCTTCAGGTCAATACACCTGATGCAGAGAAGCCTAAGACGATAAATATAGGCTAGGAGAACGAAATGCAAACAGCAAAACGATTCTTGAATCGTTATGCCAGTGTGCAAGCGTATCAAGAAATTAAAGCAAAATACTGTCCTGACGGACAGACTTGTGAGGTAATAATTATGTTAGGAATACTAATCGGATATATGTGGATAGCCATGTTACCCTTAATATGAAAATAACAGAGTTAGCCTTAGACAAGTTAAAACAACGAATTGCCTCAAGCAACAATGCTTGGGGTATTCGCCTTTCTATTAAAGGAGGCGGATGTGGCGGATATACATATGAGTTAAGTTATGCCGAGAATCATGATTTAACTGATATAGTATATCAAGAAATCTTAGTAGTAGACTTACTAAGTACGGAGTATCTAAAAGATGCAAAATTGGATTGGATGGTTAACGGACTTAATGAGGAGTTTACTATCACAAATAATCAAGAGAGTGGTCGCTGCGGATGTGGCGAAAGCTTCTACATATAGGACACAAATGAACATAGGTAATAAAGGAATAGAATTAATTAAGCACTTCGAAGGGTGCGAGCTAGAAGCATATAAATGTGCGGCTGGAGTACCTACAATAGGGTACGGGCATATTAAAGGTGTGCAGATAGGTGATACAATCACACAAGAACAAGCAGAACAAATGCTAGTAGAAGAATTAAACGAGTACGAAGGTTATATTAACGACATGGTTACAACACCTTTATCTCAGAATCAATTTGATGCACTAGTATCATGGGTATATAACTTAGGTGGTGGTAATCTGAAAGCAAGTACACTTTTGAAAGTACTAAACTCAGGCGACTTCAATGGAGTTCCAGCGCAACTTATGAGATGGAACAAAGCAGGTGGTAAAGTCTTAGAAGGACTTACTAGACGACGACAAGCGGAGGCTGACCTATTTAGTGGAAATTAACTTTGAAGGCAAGTCCTATAACATAGGGCAAGATATGTGGGACGCTATGTGTTCTCACGCTGCCGAAAGAGAGATTACTATTGATGAGTATATAGCTGAAGCATTTACAAAATTAAGAGAACAAAATAAACAAGACAAAATTTAGAGCAGACCATTACACGCCGCTCACAGACGGATTAACAGTAAAGCCTAGCGAAATCAATGGGTTAGGCTTACACACCCTTGAGCCTTTAAAGGCAGGTATATTCTTAGGAGAAACACATATTTGGGAAACAAATAGGTGGAGCTGGATAAGAACACCCCTTGGAGGATTTATTAACCATAGTTCGACCCCTAACTGTTTTATAAGTACTAATATACACTATCACGATGGACAACAAAGAGAGTTGTATACAGTTAGACCCATAGAAGTAGGAGAAGAACTTACAGTCTACTATACAGTAGGATATGATGATATATTATGAGCTTAAAAACAGAGTTTACCAATGACACATTGGAAGAACAGTTAAGAGAATTAGTTTGCGATCAGCAAAAAGAACTAAATGGACTAAGACAGAACATTATACAATTAAAAAACATGGTAGCAGAGGAATCAGAGGCTAAGTATAGAGCTTATGTCAAGATTGCTGATCTACAAAAAGCAAGGAGATGGCACGATGAAACAGACTTATAAAGTAGTAATATACTTAGACTCAGACCGCGACCCAAAAGATTGGTTGCCTGAGGCACTAGATATGAACATTATTGACGCAAGAATTTTTGGTCATGATGTCGAGCCCATCGACAAGGAAAATCCAACCTATAAATGGATAAAGGACTTAGACTGACCAGTCATAGAATTCATAACACAAGAATAGCCATAAAGTGTATTGAATCAACTCAAAGAGCTACTAGAAGTGGCTCGGTATGGCAACAGCTCGAAGACGAGTTAATCGACTTACGAGAAAAATTGGAGAAATTGGAGCATGGCACAACCTAGCGAACAGTTTAGCGGAGACATGAGCCGTAATGAGGTTGAGATAGACCTTAATAAATTCATGGCAATGGTATCAGAAATCGGTGAACTCAAAGAGAACATCAGACAACTAGAGAATGATAAGGAGCCAGATAATCCTTGGCAGAAAGCCATTTGGTTTTCACAGATGATAGATTCTTGGCGTATATTTCCTCGAATGTTCCTATCAGTATATATGTATTTACTATACTATTGTACTTTTTGGTTCATGGAATTAGATGTACCCACATTAGAACAATCAGGATTGATTTCTATTGTAGTCGGAGCAGGCGCAGCTTGGTTTGGACTATATGCAGGAACAGCGAAAGACAAAATTAACAGTAAATAAACAAAGGAAAAAGAATGAAAGTAATAGTATATAGTAAAGATAATTGTATTTTCTGTGAAAAAGCAATATCATTAGCAACAATGAAAGGACTGGACTTAGAAGTTAAAAAACTAGGAAAGGACTTTGGAATGGAAGACCTCATGGGGCAATTCCCTACTGCTAGAACATTTCCACAAATAGTCGTTGACGACAAGAGTATAGGCGGGTACACAGAATTCGCTGAACTGGTCAATGATTGAGATATTTCGCAATGTCTTAACTGAGAACCACCGAGAACAGATTTATATGCACGCTGTTAATGCGGACTATAAAATAGGGTGGGGAGACACATCAACATTCGAGCATAGGCAATACCCTTGTTTACACTCGGATATAAACAGAGCAGATTGGAGAGGATTAGATTTCATGGATGGCATTAAGAATGAGCCCATGAAAGACTTAGTTAAAAACTTAGCTTTTGATAAAGCAGTTATAAACTTAGCTACTCCTTCTTCAATTCAGTTTCCTCATACTCATGGGGATTCAACAGTCATAACTTACTATATAAATCCCGAGTGGAAAAAAGAGTATTATGGTGAAACTATATTCTATGACGATTCAATGCAACATTGTGTCGGCACAGCATTATACGAACCAAACGCAGCAGTCGTCTTTGATGGGCATATTCCCCATTCAATAAGACCTGCCTCTCACATAGCTCCAAGTTATAGATTCAGTCTTTCGGTATTCTTCCGAAAAAGGAACTTCCTAGAAGAAGCAAAAAATAATACTTGACACCGCCCTCAAATTTTAGTATAATACATATATGAATTTATTTTACTTAGACGAAAATTTAGAGAAGTGTGCAGAATACCATGTGGACAAACACATAGTAAAAATGCCACTAGAAGTAGCCCAGATACTATGCACTAGCATATGGATTGATAAGTTTCTAGGATTTGTTCCTAGAGCTTTGAACAAGGAAGAACGAGATGTATTGAACGAAGAAAAAGCAAAAATCAAACACTTACTTCCAGAGAACAGACCAATCACACCTTATCTACCAATGATGTATAATCACCCGTGTACTATATGGGCAAGATCATCACTAGATAACCATGAGTGGACACACTGCTACGGCAATGCTCTAAATGATGAGTACAGATATAGATATGGCAAAGAGCATAAGTCCATAGATCAAGTAGTAAATAAATTACCTGAGCCAGTACATATGAAAAGACTAGGCTTTACAGAGTTCGGATTAGCTATGCCAGACGAGTTAAAGGATTATGAAAATCCTATACAGTCGTACAGAGACTACTACCACTTAGATAAAGCAACCTTTGCAAGCTGGAAATACAGAGATAAACCCGATTGGTGGAACGAGGACTACGCAGATTATGAAAGTCGTATTACAAGATAAACCATACATATCGGTATACTTTCCTAGCAACATGACGCAGGAACAAATTGACACTTGGTTATCCAAGTGGTATTCATCACGAAATTTAACACATTAACAGGACAAAATGTACGACAGACCAATAAAACAAAAAGAATTTAATGATTACGCAAAGTTCGTAGTCAGCACAACATCAGATGAGAGTTTAAGTACTCTCAAATTAGCAGAAAGATTGCTAAAATTACAGACACATACAGAGACCGAGTGGTCTCAACTATTAACAGCTTCCATCGGCATGCAAGCCGAATCGGGAGAGTTCTCTGAAATAATCAAGAAGATTATATTCCAAGGGAAAGAATTTAACGAAGCAGAACGATTCCACCTCAAACGAGAGTTGGGCGATGTACTATGGTACTGGGTTCAAGGCTGCACAGCTTTAGGGTACACTCCACAACAAGTGATGGAAGAAAACATAAATAAACTCGAGAGTAGATACCCTAATGGTTTCGAAGCTATCCGTAGCGAAGTACGGAAGGAAGGAGATATATAATGATGAAGATGCTAGACATATTCTTACACGAGTATAGACACGAAAACAGAAGTGCTGAAGTATGGTTAGACGAGAACGGAGTTTTCGTTACCAGACACTTTGAGAATAAAATGTGGATTAAAGATATAGTACACTA